GCCACTTTATCGTTTACATATAATATCAATGACCCAGGGGAATTTGATGATAGCAAGCTGAATAAAGATCCAGACTTTAATAATTATCTTGGCGATCTATTAACACATATTATAAGTGAGGGAACAATTGGAAATATCAAGTCAACTACCGACGCACATACTGAATCATCTTCTTAATAATGATGATTATTGTCGTAGAGTAATACCGTACATTCAAAAGGAATATTTTGAGGGTACACACAAATTAGTATTTGATCTTATTGTAAGTTTCGTTGGAGCTCACAATAAGCTTCCTACAAGCAGAGTATTAGATCTAGAATTAACTAAAGTTTCTGCTCCTGAAGATGTATTAAACCAAGCATCACGCTTGATCAATGAAATCGCAATTAAGTCTGATGTTGATACTGAATATCTTATTAATGAATCTGAAAAGTGGTGCAAAGATCGTGCAGTATATCTTGCGATTATGGATTCCATTCAAATCATTGATGGTAAAGATGAAGAACGTAGTGATGGTGCTATCCCTGAAATACTCTCAAATGCATTAGGAGTTTCGTTTGATCAAGCCATCGGCCATGATTACATCGATGATTCTGATGCTCGTTTTGAATTCTATAATAATGTTGAAGAAAAGATTGAATTTGACCTAGATTACTTTAATAAGATTACAAAGGGTGGATTACCCAACAAAACATTAAATGTCTGCTTAGCAGGTACTGGTGTAGGTAAATCTCTATTCATGTGTCATGGTGCAGCTGGTGTTTTGCAGCAAGGTAAGAACGTACTGTACATTACAATGGAAATGGCTGAAGAAAGAATCGCTGAACGTATTGATGCTAATCTAATGGATCTACCAATCCAACAATTAGAAACTTTACCTAAGAACGTATTCAGTGAAAAGATCGCTAAGATCGCACAAGCTAACCTAGGTAAACTAATTATCAAACAGTATCCTACCGGTAGCGCACACTCTGGTCACTTCAGAGCTCTATTAAATGAGTTGAAGCTTAAGAAGAAGTTTGTACCATCTATGATCTATATTGATTATCTCAATATTTGTTCATCTTCTCGTATGAAAGCAATGGGTGGGAGCATCAATAGTTATACATATATCAAAGCTATTGCTGAAGAGTTAAGAGGATTGGCCATTGAGTTTAATGTTCCAATCATGACAGCAACTCAAACCACACGATCAGGCTTTGGTAATACTGATGTTGGATTGGAAGATACTTCTGAATCCTTTGGTTTACCAGCAACTGCTGATTTAATGTTTGCTCTAATTGCTACTGAAGAATTAGATGAATTGAATCAAGTTATGGTTAAGCAGTTGAAGAATCGTTATAACGATGTAAGTAAATACAAAAGGTTCGTAATCGGTATTGATCGAGCACGCATGAAGTTATATGATGTAGAGGAATCGGCTCAATCTGATATCATGTCAGATATGGCTATTCCAGATGTTCCCATAGCAACATGGGGTGATAGAGAAAAGAAAGATAAGTCATTTGATTTTAATTTTGAAGGTTAATAAAGGAGAAATATATGGATTGGTTAAAGAAAAGAGCGATGGAAAGAACAAGTATTGATGGTATTACTATCATTGCTATTTGTGGTTCTATTATTTTATTTGGCGGTATTGCTAAAGTACTAGCTTACTTAGGATTACTTTACGGCATCGCTGCTATTACTGTTAAAGAAAAGGATTAGTATTAATGAAAGTAAAGCTTATATCATATAGTCAACCACCTGCAGAAAGTGAACTCAATGATGATCTTCTGCAGATGGTTGCATACTGTGCACGTGTTTCAAACCCTAACAATCAAAACAGTGAAGGTACTTCTGAAAAACTAGTAAAGTATCTAATGAAGCATCAACATTGGTCTCCATTAGAAATGGTATCGGTTTGTATGGAAATTGAAACAACTCGAGATATTGCACGCCAGGTCTTAAGGCATCGATCGTTTTCATTCCAAGAGTTTAGTCAGCGCTATGCTAGGCCGGAAGAGATGGGTGAAGGTTGGCCATTTGTTGTAAGGGAAGCTCGTCTACAAGATACAAAGAATAGACAAAATTCTATTGCAACTGATGATGAACTACTACAACAACATTGGATCCAGCAACAAAAGAAAGTTATTGCTACTGCTCAAGGCGCATACAACTGGGCTATTGATAACGGTATTGCTAAGGAGCAAGCTCGTTGTGTATTGCCGGAGGGTAATACCATTAGCCGTATGTATATGAACGGTACTTTGAGAAGCTGGTTACATTATATAGATCTAAGACGATCTAATGGGACTCAACAGGAACACGCTGATATCGCTCTAGTTTGCGCTGACGTGATTTCTAAGATCTTTCCTATAGAGTTATAGGCATAGCGTGACCAGATTGTGAGATCTGGTCACCTTTATGTGAAAATAAATGAAAATAATCCTTTACAAAGGTCATAAACTATGGTATAATAGTCTTATAAACTGATAAGGAACTACATTATGAAAGATTTGATTACTGCAACTAACAACCTCCTAGCAGCTATGGAAGCTGATCTTAAGCACTTTTACAGCCGCAGTGAGTATTCATATGGTGAAGGTTATGCTGAAGAGAGAATGGACGGCATGGTATATCACTATGAAGAAGGTCGTAACTACATCAAATTAATCAAAACTGAAGAGTCCGAAAGAGGACATCGTTCAAACGTTCTTGGCTTCATTGTTAAGAAATCCCCTAAAGCAATCGATAATCATACCAAACAACCATTTAACGTAGGTGATATGTTAATGGCTGCTGGTTATAATGCTCCTGCGACAAACTTCGCAAGAGGTAATGTCTTTGAAGAACTTAATCCCGCAAACATCAGATGGACAGGAATTTAATATGAAATCATTTGAAGAAATAGCTATGACTATAGCAAACAAAACAGTTGGTGAACTAACCGAAGCTCAAGTAAGAGATTTAGTTGGTGCACCAACTTATGAAGAATCTTTAATATGTGAATGTGGGGAACCACTCACGGAATGTAAAGATTCTTATGTGCATATGACATCTGGTTATTAAGGCGTGACCCATTAGATCAAATTGGTCTAATAAAAGCCTTTACAAAACGGTATTACTATGGTATAATACCTATATAAACTGATAAGGAACTACTATATGAAAGACTCAAACCGAACAAATTCTTACGTTACTACAGCACATACCGCATCAGCCGGTGACATGCTTGAGTTACAAACTATTAGAAATACTATCAAAGCTATTAATAAGATGGCTAAAGAAACTGATAAAATAAATCAATATAGATATGCCTCAGGATGGACCGATGTTGTAAAACCTTTAACTCCAAAGTATCGTGTTAATGTTATGCCTCGCGGACCTAGAGCTATTCATGCTATAGCTGACGGTAGACATCCAAGAGCTTATGATTCTACTCTTCCAATACGTCATGCTGAAAGAGTTGATGTATATATTCATACACGTTCAGTCGAGTGGTGCTAATATGTCAGATTTAAGAGCATTCAAAGAAATTACTCAGTGGGACGACTTAGGTTATGAAGTCCCTAACCATATTTACATCCTTAACGCGCAAGGCCAGTTGGTTGGAATGCGTTCAACAACAACGAAAGTCTATAAAGAGTTTAGCAAACCTATGAAGTCTTTCTCTAAATCACGTCGAAAATTTATTGAACTTAAACCCGCAGCAAAATATATGGAGCAACAAGTATGAGCAATATTATTATCCCAAGTAGCCCGAAGGATCTAGCACGAATCAAAGGCGCAATGCAAGAAGTAAGCAATTCGTTTACTCGCATGGAAGCCGAACGTTCGTTTATTAGAGAAGCTATTAATGAGTTATCTGATGAAGTAGATATCCCTAAGAAGATTCTTAATAAGATGTCTCGTGTATTTCATAAGCAAAACATGGCTGAAGTATTAGGTGAAATTGAAGATGTTGAAGCTTTGTTGGAATCCATCTAATGGGTCGCACGGCTCATAAAGTAGTGGCTAAGGACTCAGACGAGAAAATTCTCGCTGAGTACCTTTTTGCTACAGGCGCAGAGGCTGATATATTTGCTGAAGGATGCAAAGAGAAAGGCCTTAAAGTTACTCAAGATACTATGAACATAGACCTAGAGCCGGAGACAGCATGAAGAAAAGATTCGATAAAGAACCACTTATTAGAGATTATAGAACTGAAGCTAGAAATCTAATAAAGCCGTTATCAATGGATAACCTATATAATCTATATGATATTGTTAACAACAAACTAAAACAAACAGTTTCTGAAGATAGATTTGCAGAATTAACTGCTGTTAAAAAAGCTATTCAAATGGTACCTCATATTGATCAGCACAAATTAAAGTTTATTATTAGTGGATATAAATCTGAAATGGCTAAACACGCAAGACCCAAGGATGGTTACACTAAACCAAACAGGAAAAAAGTATAATGAACTTAATAGTTAATGCATTACGGACTCCAGATGGAACAGTGCTAGAGTCCAAGAGTCGACACGATTATAAAACATATACTGATGCCAATGGTAAACAATACATGGTTGACGGTGGTTTAGACTATGTAAGACGGTCTGTTCATTCAGACCAAATTGATATGTGCATGTATGACGATGAACCTCACGAAATTCAAGCTAAAATTTTAACTTGGGGTTCTTATGGTATCAATGGTGACCAACCAATTCGCCGGATACCTATTGCTGAAATGGATACTGCTCATATTCAAGCAGTACTAAAACTTAATGTAAACCCCACACATAGAGCATGTATGCAACATGAATTATTATTGAGAGGTATAGAATGAGGTACGTGATGTTTAGATTTACAGTTGGATTTGTTATTGGTTATGGACTCATGAACTTATGGCAGTCGTTGGGTATCCTATGACTATGCCGAATGAAAGATTCTACGCTATTAGAAATACTCGAGAGTTTCTAGTAGAATTAATGGACCCTAAGAAAACTCCTAGAGTGCCTAAGGAAATACGGCTTAAAGCGTATTATGCTATTAAGCACTTTCCAGGCGAGTATCATATGGAAGAGGCACGAAAACTCGCGCCATCAGTATTTGGAGAATGGAATGCAGAACTAGTTGATTCTACTCCATACGAACATAACCGAGGTAGAGGGACTAATCATGATTGATGTATGGATGTGGATTAGTGTAATTGCTTGTGTGACAGGTTGTGGTTGGACATCGTATAGAACTGGAGTAAGACATGGCGGAGCAATGATGATTGATATGTTAGAAGCTATCGGAGTTGTTACTGTAGATGATGAAGATAATGTTCATCCTAACCGAGATTATAGGCCACCTCTCGAAAAGTAAAAGTAAAACTAGTATAAATAGTACTGTAGATTTTATATTAAGAGGAATATACATGCTATCGTTTAAACACTATTTACTAGAAGGAACCAGACCATTTAATCCATTATCGATTGGTGATCTTCGTAAAGACGAAAACAGACCTGCTGCCTTTGTCAAAAAGGTGGCTGATGGTTCACCCTTTCAAACAACTGAATTCACTAATGTTATAGTGGATTTATCCGAGTTAGATAAAGTTAAAGAATTCATGACTGCTGATGATGGAAAGTTTCCTCTTACTCGCACATCAATAACAGTAAAAACTAGTGAGGGTGAATTATCAATCCCTAAGTCTTTCCTTAAGACTCCATCGTTTGGTGGTAAAGGTCAAGGATCTGGTACTAGCAAAGAAGATGCTGCAATGAAAGACTTTAACGAAAAGCTTAATGCTATATTAGTTAAGGAAAAACTAGGTCAAATATCTTTAAGTATTAATGGTAGAAAAGTAGATGTTTCATTGATGGTAAAAACTGAAGGTAAATATCAAGGTAAAGAACCTAAATCTGATATGACTTTAGTTGATGCTCAAGGAGAACCACAAGCATATATTTCGCACAAGGCCGGAAGAACTGCTAAAGATTATCAACAGTATGGTGGTCTATCATATAAGCAATATGCTGCAAATAAAGACGTTCAAAAATTTATGAAAGCTGTATTGGCTGAAGAGCCAAAGGGTTTATCATCAGGTCAGTCATTCTTTAGAAAAATCAAAGATAAGCAATTAGTTAAAGAAGCAGTATTCGGTCCAGAATACGGTGGAAAGCCGA